CCGACAAGATGTTTTATAAAGGAGTCAGGAGTCAGGAGTCAGGAGTCAGGAGTCAGGAGTCAGCAGGGCTGGCACTGTGCAAGCATGGTACAAGCACTGTGCTGGCATGGTGTTTCTTGTACTTATTTTGTCCTGGTGCTTATGACAAAAAGGGGGGAAATTGTGGTGTTCGGAGTGTTTCGGCGACGTGAGCGTGCCCGGAAGATGGCTAGACGTATTCAGATCCTCGAAAATCTGTGCTCAGAGGCCTACGTCGCCCTCATCATGGCTATAACCACGAACCCGGAACGTGGCCCTGAGTGTTTTGCCGAGAAGTTGCTGAGCCGCTTGGATGACGCCGCCTCCGGCCGGCCTGTGGAGGGTCGCGATGCGTGACTTCGACCGAGGACACCATACTCCCTACACCGCCCGGCCTAACGCCTGTGAAGTGACCTGCCGGGCCTGCTCCAAGACATTCCTGGCGACCCGTCTTCGAGGCGGGAGCCTGCGGTGTCCCTACTGCTTCAAGCGGCAGGGTTTTTCAAAAAACGATGTCACCTGGTCTCAGGTGAACGTCAGCCACACGGGAGAGTGAAGAATGGACAATGGTAAAGGCACCATACCTTTAGGAGCAGTCCCGCTCTTGGGGGCCAAGAAGGCCGATGGTCCTCGGTTGCAGCACTACCTGCTGGACTGCGTGGACCGTGAAGGTCATGCACTGATGCTGGACTGCCTCATCACCGGCTATCAGTTGGACCCGGCCGGCAATCTGCACCTGCTCATGAACGGGGGAGTGGTGGCTTCGTTCGCGCGGGATGTCTGGAAGAAGATCCGGCTCAAGAGCTTTGAGCCCGAGGTTGTAGGCTAGGTGGATACCCGCTCACTCATCCGTGAACTACTGGCCCCTCAAAACAAGTGGACCTACTGGCAACAGGTGGGCTACACGCCCCACCCCGGACAGATGGCCTTCCACTACTCGACCGCCCGTTTCAAGGCCAACACCTGCGGACGGCGCTGGGGCAAGACGGTTTCTGGTGTCCGTGAGCTGGGTCCGCTCATCTACGTGCCCGAGGGCTACATCTGGATCATCGGTCCCACCATGGGACTTGCGGTCAAAGAGTTCCGTCTGTTCCAGCGGGACCTACGCATCCTGCAACGCAAGGGGTGTATCAAGCTGGAGAAGGACGTACTCGACACGGTGGGCGGGCGCTACCTGCTCAAGGTCAAGGGTATGGCCACCATCGAGGTCCGGTCCCAGGAGAAAGAGGACCAGATGGTAGGGGAGGGCGTGATCGGGGTGATTATGGCCGAGTCCGCCCGCCTCAAGCCGCATATCTGGTCGGAACTCATACGCCCGACACTCACCGACCATCACGGTGTAGCCGTGTTCTCGACTACGCCGCGGGGACGCAACTGGTACTTCGATCTGGTCGAGGCCGCCAAGGACGCTCCGGACTGGGCCGTATTCCAGAACCCGTCCTGGAGCAACCCGGTCGTGTACCCGGGAGGACGGGAGGATCCCGAGCTTCTGGCTGTGGAGGGTATCACCCCGCAGCCTGAGTTCCGGCAGGAGTACGGCGCGGAGTTCGTGACCCATGCGGGGCTGGTATACGACGATTTCGACCCGGAGATCCACGTCCGTCCGTTCGCCCTGCTGCCCGACGTACCGGTAAACGGCTGGGTGGACATGGGATTCAACGATCCCTTCGTGTGCCTGGCCACCCAGGTTGACCCCGAGGGGTGTGTCTACGTCCACGATGAATACTACGTGGCCCGCATGACACCATCCGAACACGCCTCCCGGCTGGCAGAGTGGTTCAACCGGCCGGGCGGGGTAGGGGCCGTGCCCGAGGTCCTTTATTGCGACCCGCGCTCACCCGACGGCATCAGAGACCTGAAAATCTACGGCTGGGAGGCCAAGGCCGCTCCGGCCCTGGACCGGCGGACGCGGGGGGATAACCCCGTTATCGTCGGCATCAAAGCGGTGAAGCGCCTGCTGCGGGCCGACCCTCTGATGGGGCGTCCTCAGTTCGTGGTGCATCCCCGTTGCAAGCAGACCATCAAAGAGTTCAGCCTCTACGAATGGATAGGGGACCAACCCGACCCTAAGAAGAATAACCACGCGGCCGATGCCATCAGGTATGGCGTCCTTTCCGAGGTGGCCCGCAACCGGCCCTCCCTCATCGACGACGAGGAAAGGGAGCCGGACGCCGTCACCATCTTGGGCGGGGATGAGGAAGACCGTCGCTACGAGGACCTGGACGAGCCCTACTACATGACTCGTCTGCGTCAGCGGAAGTTGGAACGAGACCGGGCCTCAAGCGCCAGACGGGCAGAGTTGGACAGATGATGTTGGGCCTTCAGTCCTTCCTTTTCATGGTCGGGGTTCTGGCCGTCTTGACCGGCGGCCCCCTGTGGATAACTCAAGTGCGCCGGGTCATCTCCGGCGATGAATATGTACCTCTGCGCCTCATTCTGAGCGCGCTTGCTCTGGCTTTCGGCCTTGCCCTGATTGGAGGGGTGGTGTTATGGCTTTCCTTGACCTAGTGGGACTTCTCACTACCCCGGTGCCGGCGCGAGGGGCAGAATCTCGCAGGAACGGACGGCGTTTCGACGCCGACCATGCCTCGGGACAGCCCTTCCAGGCTTTGCCTGCGGAGGCATCTCCCCGATCGACCACGTTCCGGGAGGCATCCGAGAATCTGTATACCTCGCATTATGTGGCCTATGCGGCGGTAGGCACCTACGCCGACGCTGTGGCCTCGCTGCCGCTGAAGGTATACCGGCGTGCCGCCGACAATGATCGGGAGGTCGTAAACGACGGTTATCTCGTCGAACTTCTGAGCCGTCCCAACAAAGCTCAGGACGGATACGAGTTCCGCCACGCTCTGGTGACCTCGCTGTTTTTGGGTGGGGAGGCCCCGGTCGAGAAGGTGCGCAACATCAGCGGCACCCGTACAGTACAGATGCTGCTCATGCGCCCCGACCACTTCGGCCCCATCGTAAACGAAACCCACGGGCTGGTGGGGTACCAGTACGATGTGGGCGGCCGGGTCTTCGGCTACGAGCCCGACGAAATCATGTTCTACAAGCTGACCAATCCTACCAATGAGTGGCGGGGGCTTTCGCCTATCACCGCCGCCCGGCTCTCCATCGAGACCGACTTGGCCGCCGCCCGCTATAACCGGAACTTCCTTTCCAACGGATCCATCCCTGGTGGGGCCCTGGTCACCGACCAAGACCTTCTCCCGCGGGAACGTAAGGAGATACGGGGGGAGTGGGAGCAGGTCCACCGCGACATCACCCGCGCCGGACGGGTGGCCGTCTTGGATAAGGGACTGCGCTTCGATGGGTCGTCCCTCTCCCAGCGGGACGCCCAATGGCTGGAGAGCCGCCAACACGACCAGGAGGCCATCCTGGCCGTCTACCGGCTGCCCGCGGCGCTTCTAGGCATCGAGCGGACTACCAACCGTTCCACTGTGGCCGAGATGACCCGTGCCTGGTACAGAGGTCCCGTGCGCTCCGTGCTGCGTCGTATCGAGACCAAGCTAAACAACGAACTGTGCCCGGAGTTTGGCGCCGACCTGTTCGTTGAGTTTCTGATGGACGATGTCCTGCGTCCGGAGATGGACGCTCGGGCCGACGCCGGGTCCAAAGCCTGGTGGATCACTCCCAACGAGAAACGCAAGTGGGAGAACCTGCCCGCCCTTGAGAACGGGGATGAGATGTGGGTGCCGGTGAACATGGCTCAAGGCGGGACCCCGGTGCCGGAGGTGACACCTGTTGCAGAGACCGACGGCAAAGGGGTGGTGCGCCCTTTTGGCCGGTGAAGCAAAGTGAGCAAGAGGATGAGGAAAACCGCCTGAGCGCGACCTTGGCCGCCCTGCTCTACTGGCAGGCCTTCCGGGTCATAAACGCGCTACAGGCATACGAGACCACGCTTACCGTCGCCAACCTGGACGTGGTTATAGAGGCGGTCATCGACCTAGAACGTGAGGCCTCAGAATTGGGGGTCGCCATCCGCCCCTATCTGTCCGGAGCGGCCGACCGGGCCATCACGGCCATGCAGATCGACTACAACATCGGTCAGGGCGCGACCGTCAGTACCGACTTCATCCAGGAACTGCTCCAGGCCCAGGAGAGCAGGTTTGCCCGAGACGTGACCGCCACCTCGGTCCGGGGCATCCGCGCCCAGATAGCTAAGGGTATAGCTGAGGGTGAGGGTTACTACCAACTGCGAGACCGGATCCTCGGCTACTACGAACGGCAGGCCCAGTGGCGGGCGGGGCTGGCCGCACAATACGAAACAGGCACCGCCTATGAGGCCGTGCGTAACGCTTTAGCCCGCGCGCAGGGCATGGCCTACAAGACTTGGAACACCATGAGGGACGCCAACGTGTGCGAGTTCTGCGCCGCCAATGAACGAGCGGGGACCATACCCATCGACCAGGCCTTCCCCTCCGGAAACAGCCAGCCTCTACAGCACAACTCGTGCCGCTGCTGGCTCACCTACAGCGCCGAATCTAGTGACGGCGAAAGGAGTACGACATGAGCATCGTGTGCGAAATCAAAGCCATGCCGCCACAGGAGTTCAAGGTGGACCTCGATGAGGGGACATTCGAGGGCTACTGCGCGGCATATGGGAACATCGACCAGGGAGGCGACCGTCTGTTGCCGGGCGCCGGCAAACACATCGCTGAGGCCAACCCTACTCTGCCGATCTACTTCGGCCACGGCTGGATGCAGAATGAGCGGCCGGTAGGCAAGTCTCTCTACTTCGACGATCAAGAGCCGGGCCTGTTCACTAAGGGCAAGATATTCGACGTGCCCAACAACGCCGACATTCTCATGGGGATGCGTGAGGGTGTGCTCGGCGGCATATCCATCGGGTGGCGGCCGGTGACTAAGCGAATGGTCAAAGAGAATGGACGGACCATCCGTGAGGTCTTGAAGTACGACCTCCAGGAGTACAGCATCCTTCCCAATGGGTTTGCCATGAACCCCCGGGCATTGGTGACCGCCGTGAAGAGCGGTCGCGTGCTTATCATGGCCGACGACGGGATCGAGACCGACCCCGACGATCCAGATACCAAGGTTGACCTGACCGACATGAACATCTTGCCCCGGACATACGAAGGGGTAGATCAGAGTGACCCGGTGGCCGTCTTTCTTGACGAGGCCTCCTACCTCAAGCAGTTGACCGAGAATCTGAAGGCTGAGGGACGGGAGGACGAAATACGTGAAGCTCTAGTGGAGCTAGAGGCTGCCGCGCTCATCCTCAAGGGCCGCTGCGCCGTTCAGGACATCGAGTTGCCGTCGGGAGACGACGATTTGCTGGATCACATACGCAATCTCACCACGAACATCCGCGAGGCCAGCCTGGCGCTTATCTCGTAGATATAGCCACTGCAAACCCCCCTACAGACCCCTACTAACGGCCCGCCTAGAGCGGGTCTTTTTGTTACCCACAGGAGGTGACAACAACCATGAGTGAGGAACTCAAACAGGCTACTGAAGAACTGGCCGGCACCATCGCGACGCTGACCCAGGCAGTTCAGGAAGCCAAGGAACAATTCCACGGCGAAGCTCCGGCCGACGTGCAGGAGAAGTTGGAGCGCATCGCCAGCGACGTGACCACGCTCTCGGAGACGGTCCGTCGGATCGACGAGGCGCCCGCCCTCAAGCGTGCGTTCGACATCGAGGGCGCGACTGAAGCCAAGCGCATGACCTTCGAGCGCAAGTCCCAGATTCCATCGAGCGTCAGCGGTGACGCGGAGATGGCCCGCATCTTCGAGTTGCAGGACACGCTGGAGATCATGCGCTTCGTGAAGCGTCACGACTCCAGTTTCAACATCCGGGCCACCAAGAGTTTCCGGGAACTCCAGCAGATCAAGACGGCCTACGACGGTGAGACGGGAAGCGGTGAGGAGTGGATTCCCACCGGGTATTCCCCCGACCTCATCATGAAGTTCGAGCTGGAGCGTCAGATCGCTTCTCTGTTCACCACGGTGAACATGCCCAACGACCCCTTCAAGATCCCGGCACAGACCGGACGTTCAACGGCCTATCTGAAGACTCGGCTGCAAGACCCGACCGAGTCTGAGTCCACCACGGGCGACATCACTCTCTCCTGCCAGACCATCGCCGCCTACTCCAAGTGCGCGTATGAGGTCGAGGAGGACGCGATCATCGCCATGCTCCCGTTCATCCGTCAGGACCTGGCTCAGGCGCTGGCCGACGGCGAGGAGAACGCACTCATCAACGGCGACACCACAGAAACCCATCAGGACTCGGATGTATCGCTGAGTTATGACATCCGCAAAGCCTGGAAGGGTCTGAGGCGTTTGGCACGCGACGGCTCTGATACCTACGACATGGGCGAGCCGACCACGACCAAGATGCGCTATGTGCGCTCGCTCATGGGCAAGTACGCCGTGAGCCCTCGCCGGTTGGTCTACATCGTGAGCCCGGTCGGGCTCATCCATCTGCTCGGCCTCGATGAGGTCATAACGATGGAGAAGTACGGTTCCAACGCTACGGTCATCACTGGTGAGTTGGGCCGCTTCGACGGTACTCCGGTTGTTGTGTCCGGGTATCTGCGGGAAGACCTCAACGCGAGCGGTGTTGTTGACGGAGCGACCAAGACCAAGACCGGCCTTCTGCTGACGAACACCAGTGGGTACGTGATCGGCCGCAAGCGGGCCCCCATGATCGAGTCCTTCCGCGACGTGGTCGCCGGTGCGGACGAGATCGTTGCGTCCATGCGTGAGGACTTCGAGGGCCGCTATCCGTCCACCGAACCGCTCACCGTGTACGCCCACGACATACCCAACACCATCACCGTCGGTTCCTAGCCTGTAGGAGGGATAGTCTCGTGCGCATCGCCATTTCAGAAACCTACACGGGCTACGTGCTTTCTAGGACGCTGGAACCCGGCGAGCACGAGGTCCCCGAACGGGTGGGCCGCTATCTCATAGCGAACTTTAGCGGTCCACCCTTCTACGTCCGCGAACCGATCCAGGAAGAAGAAGAGGTTGAGGTCAAACCGTTCTTCTCCATGGAAACGAAGCCACATATCCCCGATGAGATAAAGCCGAAGCCGAAAACCACCGCGCGCAAGCGCACAGTCCGCTCGAAGGTGAAGCCGTGAGCGATCTGCTCACACTCCAAGAGACGCAGGACTTTCTCGGTGGGACAGACACCTATCGGCAAGACCATCTCACCGCCTGGATAAGCGGTCTGTCTTCCTACGTTAGACGGTACATCGACGGCCCCATTGAGACCGAGACGGTCGCTGAGACACTGGATGGCACTGGAGAGACGACCATCATGCTCTCCAAGCGTCCGGTGCTCTCTTTGACCGGTCTGGCCATCGACGGCACTGAGATAGACACGGATGACGTAAGCGTGTACCCCCATGGCGAACTCTACTACTCAGGCGGATTTGGTTCTGAGCGGCAGAGCGTCGTGGTGACGTACACCGCTGGATACGGCGCTACCGTGCCGGATGATCTCAAGCTGGCCTGTCTGCTCATTCTCGAACAGGCATCCCAGTCCAGCCTTCTTCAGCAGTCCACGCGGGGTGAGTACGCGTACGTCTTCGCTCCGACCAAGTGGCCCAAGGACGCCCGTGAAATCATCGACTCCTATCGGAGAAAACTGTGAGGGTGAAGTTCACAGTAGTAACTCCACCCACTAGGATACGGGCTATGACCCGCACCGCGGTGCGTCCGGTTCTTGTCCGGGCGGCTCACGAGGTTGGTGACGGATGGATACGCTCCATTCCGCACGACTGGCCGGGCCAGAACAACACCATAACCGGCAATACCGCGCGCGATATCCGAGTTGAGTTTCCCGCTCAGATGAGGGCCTCTATATCCACAGGCACCATTTCTGGTAAATCGCTGGAGCGAGGTGCCCGGGAGCATGAGATTCATCCGCGCGGTCCCTGGCCGCTGCGGTGGCCGCCGGAGCGGGGCGGATGGAGTGGTCTCGATGATGACCCAGATGCTGAGCGGGTGCGCTGGGTAGCCGTCCATCCTGGTGTGCAACCTCGATATTACGGGTGGCGCATGTTGAACCGAGTCAAGGCCGGTCTGCTCGGCAGACTGGAAGCGGCAATGGCGAGGATCCCATGAAAGGCGATACCCGTAGATATATCCTGGACCATCTGGCTACTATCTTCGCGGGTAGTGCCATGGATGCCAAGGTGAAGGCCGTCCGCGAGGCCCACAGCGGTGAGTCGCTGCCGGACATCGCTGCCGTGTACGTGAACGAAGAGGACTACAACAAGGTGGTGTCTACGCCTTGCATTCTTCTCTTCGGCCGCGGTCCGGACGTTCTTTCTCTGATGAGTGATGCCTACCTGTGGGAGTTCCCGGTCGATATCTGCGCGTTCGACGTGCCGAAGGCCGATGGTCTCCCCGCACTCTACGACCGACTGTATGCCTACCAAGGCTGCTTGACCGACCTTCTTCTCTCGACCTATCCGACGACCAGCTACTGGCGAGAGGTGCGGCCCCTGGAATGGGTTGACCCGCAGAATCTCGCGGACCAACGGTTCGGAGAGTTGGGCCGCGTCGAAGGGTTCCGGTTTGGATTCCAGGTCGTGCTCTCCTACTAAACAACATTGGAGGTGATCCACATGGCGGCCGCACCTTCGCCTAAACCGCTGACCTTTACGCTACAGGTGAACGGACAGGAGGTCCGTGAACACCTCACCAGCAAGAACGGTAGACGCAAGGTCTACCACTTCCCCTATACCACAACCGACCAGCAGGAGATCGACTACCTGCTGAAGCGTGGAGCCAAGGCCACGAGGCCAAAACCGGTCACTATCACGACCCTGCCTCTCCGGCCCGCTCCACCCGAAGTGTCATATACCGCTAGAGAACCTCTTGAAGGAGGTGACGAGAAGTGAAGTTCAATAGGGGCTATTTCCAGTTCGCGTTCCAGGAAGAGAAGGACACAGCCGCCGATGCGCCGCTGTATTACCTGCGCCTCCTGTCGGGGACTCAAATCGGTCCGGACCGCGAGATCCAGACCAAGCGTACTGCCGAAAGCGGCCGTGCTTCCGACGGTGTATCAGTCGTCGGGCAGATGGGCTCGGGCGGCACGGTCGTGTTTGTGTGCCAGCCGAGCGGCCTAGGCGCCGTCCTCTATGGCGCCCTGGGTGCCTGCTCAAGCAGCGGCTCGACGCCCACTACCCATACGATCACTCCCGAGCAGGACGAAAGCCTGCCGTGGATCACCGCATGGGTGCAGGTTGACACCGTCCGCATGGAGATCGTCAATCTGAAGATCAACACCCTTAAATTGGTGACCAGTTCGGCTGATCGTCTTTGCGTCGGCACCATGGATCTGCTCGGGGCAGGCGTGGCGGCTTACCAGACGGCGGCTCCCGGCGTGCCTGCCACCGCAGAAGATATCGACGATATCTTCCACTGGGCGCAGGCTGCCGACACCTGGACGCTGGACAGTGAGACCGTTGGCTACATCCATACCTTCGAGCACACCATCAACAACAACCTCCAAGGCATCCCGGGAGAGGACTACTACTTCTACGATGTCCAGGAAGGTCCTATGGACCTGGACTACGCTGCGACGATCACCATAATCGACGCATCGCAGTACAACACCCTGGTATGGGGGGCGGCCAGTCCGGAGAACGATGCAGAACCGGCAGCGGCCATCACCGAAGGTGATTTCAGCGCCACATTCACGCACACAGCAGGAACCCCCGGGCCGGAAGTGTCTTGGGGCATAGATGTGGCTGAGTCCCACTACCGCAACTCTCTACCGAAGCTGTCCATTGATCCCGACGGCAAGCCGCAGGATCTTCGTCTTGAGGCCCGCTGCACAGGCACCGACCCCAAGATCACCCACACCGTAAAGAACGCGACTGCTTCCTACGAACTCGGTTCCTAACCGGGTCCTAGAGTCGTTCGTTCGCAACCCTTCCCCCGGCCCCGCAGTGTTGCTCCCGTGGCACTGCCCGGGCCGGGGGAACTCACACGGGAGGCAACCCCATGATCGAGAAACGGGACCTGAAGGACCTACTGGAACGTAACACCATCGTGATCGAGAACATCCCCGACCTAGACGGGAATACTGACAATCCCGACGGTACTCCGCGGGTGTGGCGGATCGAACCGCTCTCCATGGCCCAAGAGTTGGCTGTGGAAAAGGCCCGCATGAACAACACCACCTATCTGCAACGGGTCATTTCCTCCAACCAGGCCCGTTGGAAGGCTTTGGAAGAGGGCCGGGACCCCGAAAGGGAGACCGTAGAGTTTCAGGAGGAAGAGACCGATCCTCTGACTACGGCCCAACAGTGGGCGCCTATCGTAGCGGCCATGGTGAAGGAACCGCAGTTAGACAAGGATGAACTCATCGAGAACTTCCACGGCCTCGTGCTGCGCTACGTGGGGGAGGAAGCGGAGGCTTTTTTCCGCGAAGGGGCCGCCAAGGTGAAGGAGAACCGGGAGGCTCGCCGGCAGAAGAAGTAGAGGAACGCGAACCGCCCACCGACGAAGAGATTGAGCGAGGTCTCTGCCGTATCGCCCGGGGCTACAGTTTGCCGCTTGGGGTTCTGGTCTACCAGACGCAGGCGGCGGACGTGCGGGCCATGGGTACCCATCTCAGCAAACTACAAGTAGAGGAAGCGGAACTCCTAGCCGAGTTCATTTCTGCTCGCCTGACCAAATCTGCCCTGGAGATACTCGAACTTCTAGGCATCGTCAAAGAGAGCGCTGAGGCGCCCGAACTCGACCCCAACCTTGATACCAACGAGGCTGAGACGATTCGAGCCGCTGAGGCGCTTGCTAGACGCCACTTACGCAGGAGGTGAATCCGTGCCAGTAGCCGGTCGTCTTGAGTACATTATCGACCTGAACGACGCGGCACTGGTGCCGGGCATCCAGCGGGTCAACGCACAGTTCCGGGGCGTGGCACAACAACAGCAGGCCACGTATCAAGCTATGGGAACGGCGGCCACCCAGGCCGGTCAGCAGATAGACCAGAGCATGGCTAGGTCCACCCGCGCCGTCCAAAATCACGGTGCGCACTCGAAGAACGTCTTTGAGATGATCGCTTGGCGGCTCAAGTATCTGGCCGTGTCTGCCACCGTTTACGCAGGCACGGCCGGTATCGGAGCGGTCACCGCCGCCTTCGGGTACGCTGCCAAGGCCGGTCTTGAGTTCAACGACATGATGGAGAAATCCACCATCGCGTTCACCTCTATGTTGGGCTCAGCCAGTATGGCGGCCGACACTCTGGGGCGTCTGTACTATATGGCGTCTCAGTCTCCGTTCACCTTTGAGGACTATGTGACCGGGGCGCAACGCCTCATCGCTTACGGCGTAGCTGCCGAGGACCTAGAGGAAACACTGCTGGCGTTGGCCGACGCAACGGCCGCCGTGGGCGGTAGTACCGAGGTCTTCGGTCGCATGTCATTTTCCTTGGGCCAGATGGTATCCCAGGGCAAGATCACCGCCCGAGAGATGCGCGAACTCGCCATGGCTGGTATCCCCGCATGGCAGGTACTGGCCGAACAACTGCATACGACTGTCGGAGAGTTGCAGAAGATATCCGAGACGGCCGGTATCTCGGCCGAGGTCGGTATCCCTGCGTTGCTGGAGGGCATCGAGGAACGCTTCGGCGGCATGACTAAGAGGATGGTAGACACCTATACCGGGGTGACGACCACCATCAAGGACATGATAAAGCAGGCGGCAGGTTTTGCCGAAGAAGGCATGTTCGAGAACCTCAAGAGCCAGATGATCGACATTCGGAACTGGCTCACCGAGTTCAATGATGAGGCCAAACGGGTCGGGTTCTTGGCGGCTTTGCAGGAGCAGGCGCCGGCGGCCTACGACGCTATCACCACGATATCGGCAGAGTTGGAGATACTGAAGGAGACTGCCTCCGCCGCAGGTAGAGCCCTCAGCAGTGCATGGAGCATAGTCCCGCCGGGTCTGAAAGATTTGGCTGGATACATGCTCCAGATGGGCACCGGGGCGTTGATTCTATCGAAGTTGGTCCCGCTGTTTGTGGCCCTCAAGAGCCAGATCATGGGAATGGCGGTCGTGCGTAATCTGACGGCTGCTTGGACCGCCTACAACAGCGCTATGGCGACCTCCCTCACTTTGGGTCAGGGTTGGGTGGCTACCATGGGAGCAGGCGCCCGCGCCGCCCTGGCGACCATCAACCCTCTCACCATGGTGACGGCTGCCGTGGCGGCTCTGGGCTTCGGAGTGCTCCAATACAAGAAGCACCTAGAAGAGGTGGAGCGGGAGCAGCAGCTCATCGTGGATGGTGCCAAGACGCTGGTAGTGGCCAGCGGCGGCAGTTGGCTTGAAGTGGCCGAGGCAGCCGATACAGCCAAAGCCAAGGTTGCAGACTTCGCTGAGCAGAACGAGAAGGCCCTCGGATACCTGCGCACCCTCACCGAGGAAAGCGCCAAAGGCCTCCTATTCAGCTATGCCGTGGAGATGCAGGTCCGGGGCATGGATAGAGGCGAAGTGCAGAACAAGATCGACGAGCTGGCGCAGGCCGCCGGACTGGTCGTCTCGGCACCGGTCGGGGTAGATGTTGAGCGTACTCTTGAAAACTTCAACCGTCATCTTGAACTGCTACTGCCGCAGTTGCAGGAGGCATGGGAGACTGCGGCGGGCGGCGGCTGGACCCGCGAAGGTTGGTTTGCCGAATTGTTCGGCGGTGAGTCCAGAGGTTTCTTCGGGCAGTACGAAACACAGATAAAGAGTCTGGCCCAAGCCTATGCCGGGCTGGCTAAGGCGGGTGAGTGGGAAGGCCTGCTCAATACATTCGATACGTTGTCCGAGTACCCGGAAGTGCTGAGGGGGGTGACGCAAGCCTTCGGTGAGTTCGCCGGCGTCGAGGGTTTGGCTGCGGGGGGAGCCGCAAACCTTGACTCTGTGATGACCGAACTGTTGGCCGATATCGGACAGTCGGAAGCCGTACATGCTATGGCCGAGGCATTCCTAGAAGCCAGGGCGGCGAACAAGAGCCAGACGGAGGCGGTAGAAGCTGGTACGGCGGCCTACGCTGTCGCCGTAGGGGCGACCGACGCGCTTACCAGTGCCACTAAGGACTACACGGCGGCTCTTGAGGAAGCAGCAGAGGCAGCCGCCGCGCTTTGGCAGAAAGAACTGGATCAGGTCTACAACGTTGGCGATGTCATTTCGGACGCGCTCCAACGCAAGCAGGCGGCCTATGATGCCGATGCTGCTGCGGCGCAGAAGACCTATGATGCCCAAGCGGAAGCCCAGAAGAAGGCCATCGACGCTGCGGCTAATGCGGACATCGCCGCCATTGAACGGCGCCGTGACGCTCGTCAGGCTGAGATCGACGCAGAACAGGATGCCCTAAAGGAACAGCAGGGTCTCCACGAGAAGATGGGTGACATCTTTGGCGCCCGGGGGATAGAAGAGCGCATCGACGCGCTCAGTGATGAGAAGGACGCGGTCAAGGCGCAGGCGGACGCGGAGAAGGAGGCCGTTCGAGAGCGGACTGCTGCTCAGAAGGACGCTATCCAGACGGTGAAAGCAGCAGCCAAAGAGGCCACCTTGAGCGTTGGAGAGATTACCAGCGCCATCATAGAGGCTCAGAAGGAAGGCGATGAATACATCGCCAACATGGCTACGCTTCCCCAGGAGATACGGGAGGCCATCCGCGACTCCGGCCTAAGCCAAGAGGATAAGCGACGGCTGGCTCAGGAGATGGTAGGGGCCACCCCGGACATGCAGGAAGCCGCCCTAGACGCTCTGCGCGACTTCAACGCGCGGCGCAGTGAGGAGATGGCTACCGCGCTAGGGGCCTTCGAGGCGGAGATGAGCGCCCTCTCAGAGAAGGCCGGCGAGGGCATGGTCAACGGGCTGGTCGATAAGTTGGTGGAGGGCCGCACGCTGGTGTTCGGTGCGGTCAGCGAATACGCGAACGAGGTAGCCCGTGCCCTCAATCCGATTCTTGAGGCGCTTGGCGAGGACCAGATCCCTACGGTAACGGGGGCGGGCCGGGTATACGGCCTTCCGGGCGTATCGCCCCAAGCCATCTGGACTCGGGCGCAGGGAGGGTTCCTACCCAAGGACGCCACCATTCAACGGCCGGTAGGCACCCGCGGCCTGGTGCAGTGGGCCGAACCGGAAACACAGGGGGAAGCATTTATACCGTTGGCCCCGCAGAAGCGTGCCCGGTCCATCGGCATCTGGGCTCAGACCGGCCGGTTGCTTGGCGCGTTCGCCGGGGGAGGGTTGCTCTCTCCGTGGGAGGGCATGGAAGACCCGGTTATCACCCATTACGGACTGACGGAGCCCACCTTCCTGCCGGTGCATGGCAACCCGCTGCTCTCCATGGCTTACGCAGGCAACTTGGGGATGGGTAGTGTCTATTCGCTGGCCGACCTGTGGATGAAGTCCAGTGCGCTAGGAGCAGGTGGCGGCGGCAGCACGTCAGGTATGGTTCCCTCTACGACGGCAGCTTGGCGGGCAGTGAAGGCCATGTTCCCCTCCGCTACGTTCCTGGGCGGATGGGCCAACCGTCCCTACAAGAGCGACCATACCACCGGCCACGCCTTCGACTTCGATAACCCAGCGGTGATGTCGCCCGGAGCGCTTTGGTTGGCGTCCAACGCCGCCGCGCTGGCGATCAAGTACATCATACATAACCCGCTAGGCATCTTTCATCCCGGCTCGGGTTGGAAACCATACGTTCCGTCCGCGTCGGTCAGGAAGTTCGCCGGGGAGAGCGCTTGGCACCGTGACCATGTTCACGTATCCACCTATGACCAGGGTGGATTCCTTATGCCGGGGCTCAACATCGCCTACAACGGCACAGGCGTACCCGAACCGGTCATGTCTTTCGCCAACGGTGGCATCATAAACTTTGGCGACTTCACCGGCGGTACTACCAGTGTTACACCGACCTCCTCGCAGCAGACGGTTCTCGATGAGGCTGCCAAGGACTATGCACGGGCAGCAGCCGCGGCTAAAGTGTACGCCGCCACCCTGGACCTGCTGGCAGCCTCCGGCGCAGGCATGGAGGAGCAACAGGCCGCGCTGAATGAACAGATAGCTGCCACCGAAGCGCAACGTGACGCCGCCCAGACCGTTTACGATCTGAGCAAAGCGGCGGGGATGACCGATGAAGAGATGGCCGATCTGTTGGTCACCATCATTGGTCTGGACACTGAGATATGGAATCTCGGCGCGGCCATGGAGCAGCTAGAGAGTGATGCTGAGACACTGGCTAGAGTGGCGCTCGAAGACGCTATCGACGGCTGGGCCGAATCTCTCTCTCATCTCTCGTCACTCTCACGGCTCTACTCCTACCACTCGGGGTCGGGCGGATTCTTGGAT